GGTATGTATCCCGAGGACAAAGAAGTACATGCATTGTTAAAACAGTTATCCGCCACAACTCCAAGCGAAGGTGGATTCCTAATTGGCGAGCAGTATAGTGCTGAAATTATCCCATTATTATTGTCAAAGACAGCAGTAATGGAACTTGGAGCAAGACATATTCCAATGCCAAACGGAAATTTGAACCTTCCAAAGTTGACAGGTGGGGCAACTTCCTACTATGTAGGTGAAAATCAGAATGCTACTAAGTCTCAACAGGCATTTGGAAATGTAAAACTGTCCAGCAAAAAGCTTGTTACTCTTGTTCCGGTCTCAAATGATTTAATCAGAAGTTCATCCTATCAGGCTGACATGATGATTCGTGATGACATGATTAATCAAATGAAGCTTAAAATTGACTATACATCTATGTATGGTGATGGAACAGCTTACACGCCTATCGGAATTAAGAATAGTGTTGCAACGGCTAACATTACTATTTCTTCCGCCGCGGCTACTTTATCGGCAGATATACCTGGCACTATGATTGGCGAATTAATGAATGCAAATGTTCCAATGCTTTCTACCGGTTGGATGTTCAATAGTAAGATTTGGAGCGCATTCTATAATTTAAAAACCACAACAAATCAATATATCTATAGGGATGAGATGAATCGCGGTTCATTGAACGGATTTCCGTTTAGGATTTCAAATCAGATCACGACTGCTAACAGTACTGCAGGTACCACATATTTTGATATTTTCCTAGGTGACTTCTCAGAATTCATGTTCGGTGACGAAATGACATTCAATTTTGAAGCATCAACAGAAGCATCTTGGTATGACGGTTCGAGCTTGCAATCGGCGTTCAGCCTTGACCAGACAATACTCAAAGTTACGGCAAAACATGACATGGCCTTAAGACACGATACATCGTTCCTAGTATGGAACTATCCGACTGCTTAATTAAAGGAGGTATAACGACATGAGAAGGAAATTAATAGAACAGGTGGTAAAAAGATATGCCTTAGTTACTAGCATATCAGCAGGAGCAACTACAGCGCATGTAAGTGCTGGTGCCGGAACCGGTGTAATTGACAGAAAAGGATTCCTTTCTGCTTATTTTGTACAGATGCACGCAACTGAAACAGCCGGACTTACAACGGATTCAACTGTATTCACATTATATCAATGTGCTACAAGGTCTGGAAGTTTCACTGCGGTAAACACAGGTACATGGACAATGCAGACTTACCCTGCACAGTCAGCCGGTGGAACAGCTGCAACCACGGCTGCACAGTTAATCGTTGACGGACAGATAGTAGATGATTTATATGTTGATTTGTCTGAATGCGAAAGATACTTGAAAGTGTACTTAACTCCGACTGGAGCAACTACCGTAACAGCAATGGTATCTGTTACTTGCGTGCTCGGTGATGCTGTCAATGAACCTGCAACCTAAGAGGTGATTTGATTGAAAAAGGACGATAAAATGATAAGACCTGATAAAAAATCAGGCAAAGAAGTAATAACTAAGGGGTGAGCAATCGCCCCTAATCTTTTGAAAAGGTGGGGATGACGATATGCCCTTAATAGCTCAAAGTCTCACAACAATGTCTAATGTAAGGCTTTATTTGGGGTTATATACTTTAACCTCAGTAACTGCCACGGAAACATTGACTGCTGATACTGCACAGATAACATTTTCATTTGCGCACACTGATATTGCGCCAAATTCATTAGGTACAGTAAAACAAATAACTACGGCAGGAATAACCGCAACTTTAACCGCATACACAATGGATTATTTAAACGGAACTATGACGTTTTCAGCATCTATGACTGGCTCAATTACGGTATCCTCATACAATTATTTTGCTTGGGATTATACAAAAGATATATTCATTGAAAGATTGATTAACTCAGTCTCAAGCATGGTGTCAAAATATTGCAACCGCAAATTTATAGCAGATACTTATTCAGAATTTTACAAAGGTTCCGGGAGGCAAAAACTTGTTTTGAATCAATACCCTATTAATGCAATTACATCGGTAAAAGTTGATAGTGCTGCATTGACCGCGGGAACTGATTATGTCACAGCAGACCAAACCTATCTTGACCAGGGGATTATATTTAAAAACAATGGTTGGACATGGTATGGATACTTGACAGGATTGGTGGGGGAACTTACTGCGCCAGTGGATAATATTGGAGTTGTTTATAGTGCTGGATACACATTGGAGCCTGAATCGTCAAGAACGCTTCCGTTTGATATCGAGGATGTTTGTATTTCTATGGTTGCAAATTTGTTCGGAGAGCAACAAGAAGGAACGGTTGGATTGAAACACTTAACACAAGGCAAATTGACCTATATATTTGATAATGATTCTTTATTAAAACAGTATTCTAGCGTTTTGGATTCTTATGCAAAGAAGGTGTTTTGATGAGACTTACTGCTAGTGTAACAGTTCAAGCGGCTCCTACAACTGCAAATATAACATATGATAGTGAAGGAACAATGACTATAGCATGGACAGCATCACAGACTGTCGAATTAAGCAACAAGCAACCACTTGCAGGAGAAATTGTTTTTGCCGAGTATGGAATATCTGATGCCGGAATAACTAATTTGTTTTTCTTCAAGACAAATACAACAGCTATAGAAAATGGGCGCATTGTTGACAGTGATGGCACTTATGACATATATCGTGTTGACAAGTACTCGAATCATTATGAAGTTATAGTCAGACCGGTGGTGAGTTGATATGGCAAGAAAACAAACAGTTGGATATACAAAAGCAATGCGAGAAGGCACAAATCTAGCCAAAAAGTTTAGTGAAATAAGCAAAAACGTAGAGACTGAGGTTGAGCAAGCATTAGTTATTAGTGCCTTAATTGTAGAACGTGATGCTAAATTAAATTGTCCAGTAGATTCAGGAAGATTACGGCAAAGTATAACACATAGGCTTGTTGATGAAAATGGTAATTCAGTTGCAGAAGTTGGAACTAACGTGGAATACGCTAAAATGGTTGAGTTTGGAACTTCAAAAGCTCCATCTCAACCGTTTCTATTTCCTGCCTACAACAATAACAAGCAAAGAATTCTAAGAGAGCTTGCCAAAGCATTCAAGAAAGGATGTGGTTTGTAATGCAATCAATTAAATCAGCTGTACTCACAGCATTACAAACATCATCGGCTTTATCAACGCTATATGGACAAAAGTTTTATTTTCATTTTCCACCTGATTTTTTGAATTTGCCAGTCGGGACTTATTTTGAACTTGGCAATGTTGGAAATTTATTTGCAGACGATCAGGAAATCGGAAGTGAAATCATATTTCAGATTGACTTGTGGGGAAAGACAAGCCTTACAAGTTATGCTTTAGGTGTTGAAAGTGCTATGACAAGTTTAGATTTCACCAGAATATATTCAATTGACTTGTTCGAAAAAGATACTCTTATTTTTCATAAGTCTATGCGATATCGCAGAGATTATTCAGACCCAATTTTTTAAAACTAATTAACACCTTCGGGTGTTTTTTTATTGCAAGGAAAATAAACGAAAGGAAGTGAAATAAATGAGCAAAAAAATACTTATAGGCTTGGATCGGTTCTACTATTCGCTCCTAAACTATGACACATCAGCAGGAGTATCCTACCAAACACCTGTAGCTCTCAAAGGCGCAGTCACGGTAGCATACAATCCTAACAGTACAGTATCTACATTGTTTGCTGATGATGGAGCATACGACACAGCGGAATCTATGGGAGAAATTGAACTCGATGTAACCATAGCGGACATGTCTCAAGAAGATTATGCCGCATTGGAAGGACACACAATAACTGGTGGTGTAATGTCTGAACTTGTGACAGACCAGCCAGTCGATTGCGCATTTGGATTTAGAGCAAAAAGAAGTAACGGAGGATTTTCGTATTATTGGTTCCTAAAAGGAAAATTCAACAAACCTTCCGAAGACCACCAAACAAAGGGCGATAAACTAAGTTGGCAAACTCCTAAAATGATGTGGAAAGGTGTTGCAAGGATTTACGATAGTAGGTTTAAATACTCTACTCGTGACGATGCAACAGATTACACAGCAGCAACTGGAACGGCATGGTTTGGGTCTGTTTACGGCACAACCGCAGATAGCACAAATCCAACATTGACAGGCAGTAACCCCTCGGCAGGTCTTACAACTTGCGTACAAACAGTTTACAACAGTAGTGTTATTACGTTGTTATTCTCTGAAATGTTGCTTACAAGCACGCTTACTATGGATAATATCATTGTTAGTATGCGCACAGCAGGTACAACATTATCTGCTACGTTTACTCAGACAACATCGGGTGATACAGCAATTGTTACGTTAACATTGTCGGCTCAATTAACGGCAGTTGCTACTTATGACATTGTTATTGGCAAAGGTGTCAAAGACCTTGCCGGAAATGGTTTGTCAGCAGCTCAAACATTGTATTTTACAATGTCAGCATAGTATTAATTTATGGGGGGGCAAATGCTCTCCCTAATGCTTTGAAAGGAGTGATTATTTATGTCAGCAAATATTGAAGATATTACTTACGAAGGCGAAGAAATAAAACTTAATGGAAAAAGAAAAAAACTTTTATTTACAATGGATGGAATGAAAATATTGGCAAAGGAATTTGGAACTGTTTATAAAGCTTTAGGAATCATGAAAACTTTAAATTATGAATTTGATGAAAGTTCGCTTGATAAAATTCGTATTTTGCTTTATGCCGGACTTATACACGAAAACAATGAACTTAAAATAGAAGATATTAACAATATGATGCGATTTGATTTAATGCCATATTGCATTGAAAAACTTTCTAAAGCAATTACTGGAAGTTTGCCACAATCAGAGGAATCAGAAGAATCGGGAAACGCTCAGACCCAGCCGGAGAAATAGAAGAAGATTCCGACTGGGACTGGGTTTACATGTTAACAACCGCAACATCATTTATGGGATGGACTGAACAAACATTCTGGAAAGCTACTCCTAGAAAATTTATTGTAATGAGAAATGAGTTTAAAAGAATTGACAACCAAAAAACAAAACAAATATTACTGGCTATCAATCCATCATTGGAATTTAACGATGATGAAGAACAGCAACAAGGCGTTTATATTGACCAAGTTGGATTATAAAGGATGGTGAAAAATCATGGCAAATGAGGAAATTGGTGCATTGCTTGTCAGAATTGAAGCGGACATGAAAGACTTTCAATCCAAAATGGATAAGGCAATAAGTATAATGGATGACACTCAAAAACGTGCTAATTCACTATCACAAGGTATTAAAAACGCTTTTTCTTTTGCCGGTGGATTTGTAATTTTTGACCTCATTAAAAAAGGATTTGAAGGTAGTGTTAAAGCAGGATTTGAATTCGACAAGGTAATGGAACAGAACAAAATAGCTTTTGAATCCATGTTGGGCAGTGCTGAAAAAGCCGATGCTATTTTGGGGAAATTATCTAAAATGGCGGCTGAAACACCTTTTGAATTTCCCGAATTAGCAACTGCGGCAAAGAAAATGTTAGCCTTTGGATTTGAAGCTAATAAAATACCTGGAATTCTTAAAAATGTTGGTGATGCAACGTCAGGGTTAGGATTAGGCGCTGATGGAATAAATAGAATTACAATTGCATTAGGACAAATGGCGGCGAAGGGACGTGTACAAGCCCAAGAAATGATGCAATTAACTGAAACAGGTATACCCGCATGGGACATTTTAGCTAAAGCAATGGGCAAATCTACAGCAGAAATTATAAAGTTATCAGAACAAGGTTTATTGCCTGCAAGAAAATCAATAGATATATTAGTTGCGGGTATGGAAGAAAAATTCCCCAACATGATGGATAAACAGTCTAAAAGTTTTAATGGATTAATGTCCACCGTCAAGGACAATGTTCAAATTACTTTTGGTAAAGTTCTTGAGCCTGCATTTAATAAAATGACATCAACTATATTGCCCGCAATGATTAAAAATCTTGATGCATTTACTAAAAAAATCGGAAATGAAGGTGTTGGGAATGCTGTCCAATCTTTAATTTTAAGTTTTGATAAATTACTGCCTGTTTTGGCGGGTGGTGCAACAATACTCGTAAGTTACAAAGTTATATCAACTATTGATGCTGGAATGAAAGCGTGGAAAGCTTCAACAATTGCAATGACATATGCCCAAGGTGGATTAAATGCCGTTTTGGCTGCTAATCCTATAGGTGCGGTTGCAACTGCTATAGGTTTGCTAGTAACTGCTATATCATTTTTAGTTATGAGACACAAAAAAGCCATAAATGACATGAAGGAACAGTTAATTGAAGGATATGTCAAGGAACGCGACAATGCGATAGCATCTATTGAAGAACAGCATAAGGCAAGATTAGATTCATTGCAAAGTCAAGTGGATGCAGAAACAAGCGCACATGATGAAAGATTGCAAAATATTCAGTCAGAATATAGTAAAGAAATAAAAACAGCGGATGATAAAGAAAGGTCATTAAAAAAGAATCTTGAAAACCGCAAAACCGCATTAAATAATGCGCATAATGAAGAAATGGATAAAATTCGTGAAGAGTATGGT